TCACGCTCAAACCCATTTCACGTGTTGCTTGAACAATAGTGTTAATATTGTACCAGGGGCAACTCTCATGAACAGACACGACTGCATCATCACCATACGTCTTCAATCTGACAAATTCCAGAAAGGCCTCCTTATTGGCTTTGTCAGGACAAAAACGTCTAGCTAGATACATCCACGTCAAAAAAAAATACAAAAAGTTTATCACGCTATTTCGATTAGCGGTATCGAAAACCCCTGAGGGTTCTCCCGTATGTACTTCGTAACAAACTGTGTAATATTTTCCTGTCCGTCTATCGTATATGCTCATTAAGCAAGGGGTATGAATTATCTCGTCATTTAGCACTCTCCGTGCAACATCATCTTCTGTCTCTTCCTCCACTTCCTTGAATTTATTGTAGTACCAATTGGCAACTTCAACGTATGCTTCATGGAATTCGGGGTCAACAGTGCCATCGAACAAATTAATGTCTACGTCTAGCGCATTCTTTGTTCCTACTTCCGCTAAATAACGAAACATTTCATCCCACTCATCGCTATATGGGTTCGTGCCTACAGCACTGAATATTCGCGACCTAAGTTGATTAAGAAAAGCATTAAAGCCAGTAAAAAATTTCCTACCAGCCATAAGAAAATCTAAAGGCGCGTTTGTAAAAACGCGCGTTTTTGGTGTAGTGATTTTCTTATTCTTAACTCTCTCATCTTTAGCCGTGTCTACCCAGTACGACTCTATCTTTCTTCCTTTACGTGCCTCTGCAACTCTTTTTTCAAAGCGTTCACGCAACAATTCATTCGCAATAACTTTGGCTCCTGGTTCCCCAGAAAACAACTGTTTTCGCGTAAGGTTTTTCTTTTTATAAGGGTGACCTGCCGAGGTAGACATGTCCAACCCTTGTATAAATGGTAATCTAGGATCACCATTTATATTGATATAATCTGGTAACACGCGCGTTTCAACTGGATGTATACGTGCGCGGGCTTCCATAATCATATCCTTCAAAGCTCCTATTCCTTCTCGAATATCTTCACGATTAAATTCTGGTAACTGCCTTGCATATTTCTTGACGCCATTCAATATCGGGTCGAAAGGTTTCCCTTCCAAACGCGGATCACGTGGCGACAGAATTGCTGGTTGTGTCATAGCAGGTCCATCATACTCATAAAGAGGTGACTTACGGATAGAAGTTTTGGTGACATTTCGCACTCCTTCGCAGGTGCGCGCTATGCCCTTCACTGTCCATTGCATGTTAGCCGTTGCTTCACGCACGAAATCATCTGGTTCTTCAAGTTGTATTGCTTCTTCTATTGGGGGTTGCACTTGTACTTTGTACATAGCAAGTGCATCTTTAACTAGTTCCTGCGTCAGGAACATTCCATGCC